GAACAAAAGTGTACATATTTGTTTTTGAATTTTTGGTGTTCGTCAACTGAACATACCCCCTGTATAGAACGTTGACGTCGTAGACCCCACCCATCTCTTCGTTGATCGTGGCGCGGCACTCCCCGCGCCGCTGCAGTTAAGATAGGGGCTGAAGAGTCACCAGATCGTAGCGGGCAGGGATAAATCAATGCAGAACGCTGCGAGACAAATCAGAGCCGCAGGTCAGGTATCAAGCCTGAACCACAAGCTTGCTACAGTTACCGCCAAGTAGACTGCGGCTAGTAGCTTCAGTGGTGCGACATGGAATAAATTAAGATAGGGGCTGAAGAGTCACCAGATCGTAGCGGGCAGGGATAAATCAATGCAGATCGCTTCGAGACAAATCAGAGCCGCAGGTCAGGTATCCAGCCTGAACCCCACGCATGCTACAATTATCTACTTTGCTTTCCAGATATTCGTACAAAGGTTCTGATTTGTTCTTAGTAATAATGTGTATGTTATTGAATGTTCCGTTCATGATACGAATCAAATTCATTAAGGTCTGTGTTTTACCTGCCCCTGAACCTCCAATGATAAGCATTCTAAAAGGTAAATTCAATTTATGTTCTTTATAATTTGGGTTATGACTCTTCAGTAAGAATTTCTTTGGCATAACTTTGTAATAATCTACCATTCCATTTGCATTGACGACATCTTTTTTAGGAGGCATACTTATATTATATTAACATAATAATTTTAATCATCTAAATATTATCTGTTTGGTTTTTAAGTTCAATTTCACCTGACTCAATAGAACTATCACTGGATGGTACATAATTCCCTTCGTTGATGGATTTAATGTTATTAAAATACTTTTGTTCTTGCTACATAATAGATATGAGATTTTTATGGGATTGAACTAAGAACTTCTTACGAATATCAGGATACAACGACACTTCTAATTTTTCTAAACTTTCGTGATATTCTTTCATTAGTGAAGGAGTGATGTCGTCTTCATTTCTTGCGTTGGTTAGCGTATGGGTCAATAACGATTGTGATTGTAGTAATATTTCCATTTGTGAAGGAAAGTTCTTAAATTTGATTAATGCGGATATACAGGCAATAATAGAAGACAAAGCAATAGGCACTAAATCGACGACATTTGAGTTCCAACCCATGCGAAGCTTTATAGATTCAAATATACCAGTCAATAAAGAAGTCACAATAACACACTTGTTCCAATTATCAGTTTCTATTTTTAGATTTTCATGTGCAAGTGATAGGGCATCTCTTCTACTTCGCAAGTCGTTGATAATCATTGAAAGAGAGTGTTTTTCCATACATTATAGGTATATTTTTATTCAGGAGGAGATGGAAAGGATGTTCCTTCTACCCATAGTGCTGGAAAATCTCTTAGTTCTTGTCTGTATATAATCCACGCTTCTTTATTTGTATCTGGATAATCAGGTAAAACTCTAAAATCACAATCCTTTAATAGTTGATTATTTCTTCTCTCATATTCTCTTTTTTTATTTCTTTCCATTTTATATTTAATTCTTCTTCGGTTGGTTTTTCGGTTGTTGTATCCTTCCATATCAAAGTTTCATAAGTGTCCCCACAAATCCAAACATTATCAGGGTAATATCTCATCAATACATAATCCATTATTAGATAAAGATAGAAAAAAAAATTAGGTTTATTTTTTTTAATAATCTAATCTAATTCCCCAAAACGAATTTAATGTGTCGTCGCTCGTATATGAACTTAAATTTGTTGAAGGATTACCAAAACTTGCCCTACAATAAATTTCAAGTGCAGAAGAGCGTGTTTATATTTTCCTTTCAACAATCCTGCTAAATTGCGGTTTTTAATAAATTGCAGGGTTTCAAAGTTGTCTACTTTGTTGTATGGTTGAAAGGAATAATTAAGACATAACTGCCTGTATCTATTTCCAATACCACCATCCACTTTCATGTTCGCTTGACAATTAGACAAGAAGAACATTTTACATATTATATTAATGATCTCATCCGTTCCAAACATGATTTCATTACTAATAGATTTACCGTCACCGATTTGTTTATAAAGTTCAATATTTTGAGTTTTGCTTGACATCTCTTCCACGAAACCAATACGAGCCCCACGAAGATTTTTGAGGTGCTTGTGTGCTTTGGCGTATCCTTCCTCAAATGTTTTTCGGTCAATCATCACCACATAATTAGGCATTATTTCTTGTAATGCTCCAAACAATAAAGATTTACCATTATTACCTCCAACACCAACCAAGAAGTATAACGCTTTTTCCATTTCTGCGTCGCCAGTAAGTGCTTGTCCTAATACATGCAATAAATACTCTACGTGTGAATGATTTGCGTTGCAAATTTTAAATAATACTTCGTTTTTGATAAAATCTATATCCTCTGGTAATGCTTCATCGTAGTCAAACTCAATGGTTTTAGTTAAATAATCTTCACATGTGAAACCATACCTAAAGACATTTGTGCGCAAGTCATATATTCCATTTTTAAACGCCACTTCGTAAAGGTTTGCATCCATTTTTTTATAAAACTCATTATCGTATAAGATTGTTTCCAGATGCTTTAAAAGCATAGAATACACACTTGGTTTATCTACTTGAGAATAAACAGCAGAATATTTTTCAATCTGGTCGTTAAGGCCGTTCTGTTTTTCTTCATCATCCGCATCCAATTTACCTATTTCTTCTATTTTTAGTTTAATACTGTAATCAACGTGTTTGTGTATCATTTGAATGATGGCATGAGATGTTTTTTTTGTCATCATCCACAAGTTTGACTTTTTATAAATCATATACCACGAATTATTAGACCATTTAAGGTGTTGTTCTAATTTTGGTGCAATACATTCTGCAATATACAAAGCACCTTTAACAATAACATCTAACGAGATAAAGTAGTCCTCTTTAACAGTCATCTTCTTATATTCCGTAGGATTAGATAATTTAGCATAATAACGGATCGTGCCTTCTGTGGCAGTAATTTCTTCTACAAAGTATTGATCCCAAGCACTGTCAAATCCACTTTCCGTATAACGATCACTTTTCATAGACCACTCCGTTGCTTCTTTTTCCGTAAAACCACATTTCTTCATAGCATAAACGATTTTCAACCAATCGTCACGATTGTCGCAATATTCAATATGAATCAGATCCACTAGCTTCTTGAGCAACGCTTTGTCACCACTTGATTCTTGTGTTTTATTTTCTGTTTTCTTTTTTGATGCAAAGTTGTCCATAATAAAAAAAAATTCAATACTTTCTTGATGGAAATAACAAGGTTCATCACCAGTCCATGTTTTACCTACACGTTCAAACACTTTCTCGCCTAAATAATCCATTTCGCACAGATTACTGCATTTGACTACATTTTTACGATACTCATCTGGTTTTCCCTTAGGGAACTCAACCCAAACATGGTAACCTTTTGTGTTGCCTTTTACCCACATGTTGTCAATTTCAGTATCGTCATACAGTTGATCTAAACTATAATCGTCGGTATCAATATCTACTACTGCATAATTAGTGTCTTTTAAATAATAAACAATAGAAATGTATTGTTTAGGGGATTTCTTAAACTCACATTCTTCTAAAGTCCAGTTTAGGCCTACACCTTCAGGACCAAATGCATGTTTAACATTAGGCATAAGAATATATTCATGTGGAATGTTCTCGGTCAGGAATTTCGGTTCTGGCATCTTATATATATGGGTAAGATTATATTTAAATCAATTTTCTGAAAAAAAGATATTATTAGTTTTATAAGAATTCCCTTAAGTTCTTATAAAAATAGGGTAGGGTCAATTCTATAAAGTTCCTTAATTGTCTGTTTGTAATAATATCGCTTAAGAGTATCTGCCATTTTTAATTTCAAATACTTTTCTCTGTGGAGTGCCCTCCAACGTTTTTGATATTCATTATTTTTAGGATGAGTCATATTTGTTCTTTAATATATCTTACACAGATAATAATTCTTAAATCAATTTTTCAAGTAATATTTTAATTACTTACTAACAGAGCGGTAGATGTGCCTCGGTTTTTAGCCACCTTGCGAACAGAGTTCATTGTGTTTGCTTCTCGCATAAAGATCTTCATCATCTGGGTCTCCGTAACACCTCCCGTAGCACGAGTGATCATGCGGAAAATATTCTCATCTGGCTTCAATACATGGTCTAGATTACTAATTGCTTGACGAAATTTCTTATTTTTGATAATATGCTCTTTTGATCCATACGAAAAAGCGGTTTTGTACTTGTTTCTAATCCAAAGTACCGATCCGTCTCTTACCACAAACCAGTTGTCTTCTTTATTGGTTTGCTTTTTAGAAGACACGACCTCTGCTACCATGTCTTGATTCCGCACCTGATACTGTAGGAGCAAAAATAAAACCACATATCCTCTGTAGTCAGCCATTTTATACATAATGTTCATTTTCTCCTTAAGTTCAGCAATCGTTGGCAACGTTTCATCCGATGCCATATCCTTTCGTTTCTCGGCGAGTTCCTTATCGTATTTGGTATTGATTACCTGCATGTAATCTACGAGCCCTTTGTTATCAAATCCAGCAAACTGGTAATACTTGCTAATAGACCCAATCAAACTGCTAGATTTAGACAGAGTAGATTCCTTCATAATATTCTTAATGGTTTTTGAAATATCACTTGTAATTTCGCCAAATCTATCTAGATAATCCGACACAAGTTTAACGTGTAGGCAAACGGTTTTGTCTGCTAGGTTTTGTGCTTGAAGAAAGCCCCTAAATGATTCTGTATCCATTGTCTAATTATGCTATATAATTATTCTAAATCAATTTAACAATAAAGCTTAAATCATACCATCCGTTCAAAGCTAAGTTGCAATAATTCCTCACTCAAGATGCTTATAGCTCTCCTCATATATCTCGGAGTATGTAAAACCATCCTACTAAATTTTGGCGCCACATTGAGTATGCTACAGTGTCGACACTGTGCACAATCGTACACCACATACACGTCTCGACCTACTAACATCTTTTCAAAACAAGCACATCATACCTGTAGGGAGCATTCACCAAAGCATTGTATTCCATGTTTGTATTTAGAACAACAGATCGGGCATTCTTTCATTTTATATAAGCACAATAAATTAAAATGCTTATATAGTATATGACTGATGTATATATGAACTGGAATCAATCCGTGGACAGCTTACTGGATAAGATCAGATTAAATGCTGTATATTTAACGAATAGACACATTGATAATCATCTCTACTATAAAGGAGTAGGCAAATATTTTGAAATACCTACTATAGTGCTGAGCGTATTTTCTGGTTCGTTTAGCGTTGGCTCTGACGGTTTTCTCAACCAAGAGGTTATCAGTATTGTGAGTTGTAGCATCAGTATGCTAATTACGATTCTAACCTCTATCAAGTTATATATGAAAATCAACGAAAACCAACAACAAGAACAAGAGTTGGCGGTTCAATTCAAAACACTAGCATTAGATATATTTAAAATACTTTCATTACCAGAAAAAGATAGAGGCATAGATGGTCTTGTCTA